AGGCTGATTTTTGGGCGCGCAGGTTTTGAGATTTTTTCTGGGGTGACGTCATGGGAGCACGAGGGCCACGCGCGCTGCCGGACAACGTGCGGCAATTCAGCGGCACGGCGCGCCGGCCGCTGCGTGCGGCCGATCTGTCGGACGGCGTGCACCCCAAGGTCGGGCTGCCGCCGATGCCGCAGCACATGGCGCCCGAGGCCAAGAAGGAATGGAAGCGGGTGACGCCGCTGCTGCTCGAGCTCAACCTGCTCACCCGGATCGACCGCGCCGCGATCGAGCGCTACTGCCGCATCTACGGTCGCTGGCAGCAGGTCGAGCGTGCGCTCACCGCCGCGCAGAACCAGGCGCTCGAGGCCGGCAAGGACGTGACCGACGCGCTGATGGCGCCCACGCCCAGCGGCTACATGCGCGAGACCATGCTGCACCGCCTGGCGCGCGAGCTGGCGCACCGGGTGGAGCAGGCCGAGGCGTGCTTCGGCATGAACCCGAGCGCGCGGGCCCGCGTGGTGGCCTCGCGCAACGACGCGCAGTACCGGCTGCCAGGCATGGAGGGCGGTGACGCGCCGCCCGCCGGCGGCTTCGCTGCGCTTTGAACCGGTGCGCGACTACGAATCCATCGCCGCCGCCTACATCGCCTCGGTGCTCGACGGCACCCGCATGGCGTGCAAGTGGGAGCGGCTGGCGTGCGAGCGGCACCTGCGCGACCTCGAGCGCGTGGGCAGCGACGGCTTCCCCTACGTCTTCAACCCCGAGCTCGCGCACCCCGACGGCAAGCCAGACCGCCCCAGCACCTACCGCCCGGGCAGCCGCGTGTGCCAGTTCGCCGAGCTGCTGCCACACGTCAGCGGCGACTGGGCGGCGCGCAAAGAGCTCATCCGGCTCGAGGGCTGGCAGACCTTCGTGCTGCTGAGCATCTTCGGCTGGGTGCATCGCGACACCGGCCGCCGGCGCTTTCGCAAGGCCGACCTGGTGGTGCCGCGCAAGAACGCCAAGTCCACGCTCGGCGCCATCATCGGCCTGTACATGCTGGCCGCCGATCACGAGCACGGCGCCGAGGTGTACAGCGGCGCCACCACGCGCGACCAGGCGCTCAAGGTGTTCGACCCCGCCAAGGAGATGGCGCGCCTGACGCCAGAGTTTCGTGCCCGCTTCGGCGTGCTCGTCAACGCCAGCAACATGGTGGTGTTGGACACCAACAGCAAGTTCGCGCCGCTGATCGGCAAGCCCGGCGACGGCGACTCGCCCAGCTGCGCGCTGATCGACGAGTACCACGAGCACGACACCAGCGAGCAGTACGACACCATGGGCACCGGCATGGGCGCGCGCTCGCAGCCGCTGCTCGGCATGATCACCACCGCCGGCACCAACATCGGCGGCCCGTGCTACAGCCACCAGCGCGAGCTCGAGAAGATCCTGCAGGGCCTCATCGTCGACGAGCGCCGCTGGGGAATCATCTACACCATCGACACCGGCGACGACTGGACCCACCCCGACGCGCTGGCCAAGGCCAACCCCAACCTCGGCATCTCAATCGACGCCGAGAGCCTGCGCGCCGACCAGGAAGAAGCCACGCGCGACCCGCGCAAGGCGGCCATCTTCAAGACCAAGCGCTTGAACGTGTGGGTGCAAAGCGCCTCGCCCTGGCTGAACCTGGAAAACCTGCTGCGCTGCGTGGACCCGGCGCTGCGGCCCGAGCAGTTTGCCGGGCACGAGTGCTGGGACGGGCTGGACCTGGCCAGCAAGGTCGACATCGCCAGCCGCGCGCGCGTGTTCCGCCGCCAGCTCGACGGCGTGTGGCACTACACCGTGTTCACGCGCAACTGGCTGCCCGCAGCCACCGTGGCCAAGCCCGAAAACCAGCACTACCGCGGCTGGGTGCAGCGTGGTGACATCACCCAGACGGATGGCAACATGATCGACCTGCGGCTCATTCAGGATGATGTGCAGGCCGGCGCCGAGGCCCACGCCACGCAGGAGTGTGCGCTTGACTCGTGGGGCAGCCGCGAGATCGCGCCCGCGCTCGGCCAGGCCAACATCACCGTGATCGACGTGCCCATGACCACGCGGCACCTGAGCGAGCCCATGAAGCAGATCGCCGCGCTGGTGGATGCCGGCCGCCTGCACATCGAGGACAACCAGGCCACGCTGTGGATGTTCTCCAACGTCGAGGTGGTGGAAGACCGCAACGAAAACGTGTTCCCGCGCAAGGCCAAGCCCGAGCTCAAGATCGACGCCGCGGTGGCCACCATCATCGCCATGGGCCGCGCGATGGTGGGCGAGGACGGCACCTCTTGGTGGGAGACCGCTGCGCAACAGCCTGAAGCGGTGGCGGCGTGAGCTTTTGGTCGCGCCTGTGGCCGTGGGGGCGCAAAAACGCCACCCTCGAGCTGTTTCGCGAGCTCTTCGGCGCCAACCTCTCCAAGAGCGGCGAGCCCGTCAACTGGGCCACCGCCATCAAGGTGAGCACCGTGCTGGCCTGCGCCCGCGTGCGCGCGCAGGGCCTGGCGCAGGTGCCGCTGAAGATCTTTCGCCAGGAGGGTGACAGCAAGACCCCGGCGCTGGATCACCCGCTGTACTTTCTGCTGCACTCGCGCCCCAACCAGTGGCAGACCAGCTACGAGTACCGCGAGACGCTGTCGCTGCACCTCGACCTGGCGGGCCGCCACTACTCGCTCATCACGCGCGGCGTGGGCAACGCCATCACCGAGCTGCTGCCGTTCCCGCCCGGCGTGGTGGACACCAAGCGCGGCAGCGACGGCACCATCACCTACAAGGTCACGCTCGACAACGGCCAGCAGATCGAGCTGGCCGAAGACCAGGTCTGGCACATCCGCGGCCCCAGCTGGAACGGCTGGCAGGGCATGGACGCGATGGAGCTCACGCGCGAGGCCATCGGCCTGGCCATCTCGGCCGAAGCGCAGCACGCCCGCCTGTTCAAGAACGGCGTGCAGACCTCCGGCACCTACAGCGTCGAGGGCATCCTCACCGAGCCGCAGCACACCATGCTGCGCAAGCTGCTCATCGCCAACCACAGCGGCGAAAACGCCGGCCTGCCGATGGTGGTGGACCGTGGCGCCAAGTGGCTCAGCGCCACCATGAGCGGCGTGGACTCGCAGCACCTCGAGGTGCGGCGCTTCCAGGTCGAGGAGATCTGCCGCGCCATGGGCGTGCTGCCCATCATGGTGGGCCACACCGACAAAACGGCCACCTACGCCAGCTCCGAGCAGATGTTCCTGGCGCACGTGGTGCATACGCTGACGCCGCTGTACGCGCGGGTCGAGCAGTCGATCGACGCCTACCTCATCGGCCGCCGCGACTTCGAGCGCGGCTTCTACGCCAAGTTCGTGGCCGCCGGCCTGCTGCGCGGCGCCATGACGGACCGCGGCAACTACTTCTCCAAGGCGCTCGGCTCCGGCGGCTCCCCGGCGTGGATGACGCAAGACGAGGTGCGCGCGCTCGACGAGCTCAACCCCATGGGTGGCGAGGCGGCCAAGCTGCCCAAGCCCACCAACGTGCCCGCGCCCGCGCCGAAAGAAGACGCCGCCGAGGCGGCCAAGCGCGCGCAGCTGCACGACGCCACCATCGCGGCGCTGCAGCGCGAGCCAGCGCCCGCGCAGATCCACCTCTCGCAACCGATCCACGTGGAACCGGCGCAGGTCAAGGTCGGCGACGTCAACCTCACCGTGGCCGAGGGCGCGATCCAGAGCGCCACCACCGTGGAGCCCGCGCAAGTCAAGGCCGGCGACGTGCACATCGGCGAGTCGCAGCACCACATCACCGTGCAGCACCCGGCCGCGCAGAAAACCACCTACAAGCGCGACCCCAAGACCCAAGAGCTGACCAGCAGCGAAACCAGGTTCGAGTAAATGGCCGACACCGCCATCAGCGGCCTGACCGCGGTGGTCACGCCGGCGAGCACCGACCAGTTCGCCGTCAACCAAGGCGGCACCTCCAAGCGCGTGACGCTGGCGCAGATCATGGCCGGCACGGCGGTCGGCGGGCCGGTGCCGGTGGGCGGCATCATCCTGTGGTCGGGCACCGTTGCCACCATCCCCACCAACTGGGCGCTGTGCGACGGCACCCTCAACTCGCCGGGCCCCGACCTGCGCGACAAGTTCATCGTCGGCGCCAAGCAAGACGACGCCGGCGCCGCCAAGACCAACCTCACCGGCTCGCTCACCCAGTCGGGCGCGGCGGCGGTGAGCGCGCACAGCCTGACCACCAACGTGGCGGTGAGCGCGCACACGCTCGACACCAACGTGGCGGTGAGCGCGCACACGCTCACCACCGACGTCGCGCTGAGCGCGCACAGCCTGACCACCAACGTCGCGATCGCCAACCACTCGCTGAGCACGGGCTCCGCGCGCACCTCCACCGCATCAACGATCGCGGCCGTCACCACCACCGGCCCGACGCACACCATCACGCAGCCGGTGGTCGGCGCCCACACCATCACGCAGCCGGTGGTCGGCAACCACACCATCACGCAGCCGGTGGTGGCGGCGCACTCGATCACGCAGCCGGTGGTCGGCGCGCACACGTCCAACTGGCCGGCGTACTTCGCGCTGGCCTACATCCAACGCATGGCATGACGCCTGACCTGAAGACCACCAACCCCGAGCTGTTCGGGCCCGAGCACGACAGTGTGCTCATCGGCTGCCCCACCTACAGCGGGCTGGCGGGCTGCCTCGACGAGTACCTCGCCGCCTACGATGCCTTCACCTGGTCGCGGCGCACGCTCATGCTGGTGGACAACACCAACGACGACGGCAAGTACGCCGCGTCGATCCGCGCCAAGGTGGAGGCGGTGCCCGGCCGCACGCTCAAGCGCATCAACCCGTCCAGCGACTGGGAAGACACCTTCTGCCGCTCGTGGAACGTGCTGCTGTCGCACGCGCTGTGGAACGGCTACACCTGGGTGCTGTCGCTGGAGCAAGACGTGATCTGCCCGCCGCTCACGGTGGACACCCTGCTCAACGTGGCCTGCTACATCAAGGCCCCGTTCGTGACGCACACTTACCCGTACCACGGCGGCAAGCCCGGGTTCTACCAGGGCCTGGGCTGCACGCTCATGAAGACCGAGTTGCTGCACGGCGCGCTCGAATACGCCTACAAGCGCCAGCCCACGGTCGAGGGCAGCATCTACGACGTGGCCAAGCGCAACAGCCACGCCGTGTTGCACCAGCTGCTGCCCATCGAGCACCGCGACGCGCCCGACAGGCACTGGCAATTCGAGAAGACCACCAACGACGAGGTCGCCGTAGGCATTGAAGGGTAGAGCATGGCTGACCGCTACCTGCTCGAAGGTAGCGCCACCGACGGCTACCTGCTCGAGGGCGGCGGCGGCGTGCTGCTGCTCGACGGGCCGCTGCCCACCGGCCTGGCTGAAGAAACCGACACCGCACTCGCGCTGGCGCCGCTGCAGATCGCAGCTGCCGGCCTGGCTGAAGAAACCGACGCCGCGCAGGCACTCGGTGCCGTCCAGATACTTGCCGCCAGCGCCGCCGAAGAAGCCAACACCGCCTTCGAGCTGGCGGCCGTGCAGATCACCGCGGTCGGCCTGGCTGAAGAAACCGACAGCGCCCTCGCGGTCGGCGAGGCGCCCGCACCGGCACCGGCACCCGCACCGGCGCCAGCCCCTGCCTCATCAGGCGGCGCCGGCAGCAGCCGCGTGCGGCGCATCACCGTGTTCGCGCAGCCGCAGCCGCGGGGCCTGCAGGTCGGCGCTGTGGGCATGGCGGTCGAATTCGACACCGCCCTCGCGCTGCCTGCCGTGGTGCGCATCTCTCGCGCCACGCGACGCCGGCGTGAGGACGAGCTGATTCTGGTTTGAAGGGAAAGCGTACATGGAACGCATGCTCATTCCGCTGCGCGAGGTCAAGTTCAAGGCCGGCGACGCGATGGAGTTCTCCGGCTACGGCGCCGTGTTCGGCAACATCGACGCCTACGGCGACGTCATCGCGCCGGGCGCCTTTGCCGACACGCTGGCCAACGCGCGCAAGTCGGGCGTGTGGCCCGCGATGCTGTCGCAGCACGGCGGCTGGGGCATGACCTCCGAAGACCTCACGCCCGTGGGCGTGTGGACAGACCTGGCCGAAGACGGCATCGGGCTCAAGAACGACGGCGTGCTCGCGGCCACCGTGCGCGGCAAGGAGCTGCACACCCTCATGAAGATGCAGCCGCGCCCGGCCATCGACGGCCTGAGCATCGGCTACATCGCCAAAGACTGGACGCCGCGCAGCAAGCCCGAAGAGCCGCGGCGCACCCTCAAGCGGGTCGACCTCATCGAGATCAGCCTGGTCACTTTTCCGGCCAACGGCAAGGCGCGCGTCAGCAGCGTCAAGGCGTTGGGCGACAACGAGCGCGACATCGAGCTCTGTCTCATGCAAGCCGCTCGGCTCAGCCGCCGCGATGCGCGCATTGCCATCAAACAGGGCTTCAAAGCGCTCATCGGCATGCAAGACGCTGCCGACGAATCGGCCGAGCTGGCCGCGCTGGCCGAAGCCGTCAAGAAACGCGGCGCCGCCTTCGCGCGCGCCTGACCCCACCCCCAATTTCCCCGGAGCACCCACATGGATCTCACCAAGATCGCCGAAACCATCGAAGGCCAAGGCCGTGCCTTCGACGAGTTCAAGAAAGCCAACGATGCACTGCTGGCCGCCAAGGCCGAAGGCAAGGCCGTCGGCGACCTCGAAGCCAAGGTCGCCAAGCTTAGCGACGCGCTCGACAAGTTCGGCGAGGTCAAGGCCGCCGTCGACCAGCTCATCACCAAGGCGAGCCGCCCCGACCTGGGCACCGACAGCGAGCAAAAGCAGCTCGCCATCGAGGTCAAGGGCTTCAACCTGCAGATGCGCGCCGACTTCCAGTCGCGTGGCAAAGCCATCCCGGCGGAGCTCGACGCCAAGACCTACGCCGACTACAAGAGCGGCTTCTTCAAGATGTGCGTCGGCGCCGATCTGAGCGCAGACGAGCGCAAGGCCATGAGCGCCGGCAGCGACCCCGACGGCGGCTACATGCTGCCCAACTCCACGGTGGGCCTCACGGTCAAGAAGCTGTACGAGCAGTCGATCATGCGCCAGATCTGCGCGGTGCAGACCATCGGCACCGACAAGATCGAAGGCCCGGTCGACAACAACGAGGCCGACGCCGGCTGGGTGGCCGAGCTCGGCACGCGCTCCGACACCAACACCCCGCAGGTGGGCCGCTGGGAGATCCAGGCGCACGAGATGTACGCCATGCCCAAAATCAGCCAGAAGCTCATCGACGACGCGTCCACCGACGTGGAGGGCTGGCTGGCCGCCAAGGTGGCCGACAAGTTCGGTCGCGTCGAGGGCACCGCCTTCTGGCAGGGCACCGGCATCGGGCAGCCGCGCGGCCTGGCCGACTACACCACCGCGGCCACCGCCGACGGCAGCCGCTCGTGGGGCCAGTTCGAACACGTGGTGTCGGGTGCCAACGGCGCCTTCCACACCACGCAGTTCGACCCCATCCACGACCTGATGGGCGCCTTTAAGGACCACTTCCTGCCCAACGCACGGTTCGTGATGCGCCGCTCGGTGCGCACCGCGGCGCGCAAGCTGAAGGAAAGCACCACCAACCGCTACCTGTGGGAGCCCGGCATGCAAGTGGGCGCCCCCGAGCGGCTGATGGGCTACCCGTGCCTGGTCGACGAGTACATGCCCACGCCGGCCACCGGCTCGCTGTCGCTGGCGTTCGGTGACTTCGGCCAGGGCTACCAGATCGTCGACCGCATCGGCATCCGCACGCTGCGCGACCCGTACACGGCCAAGCCCTACGTGGTGTTCTACAGCACCAAGCGCACGGGCGGCGGCGCGCTCAATTACGAGGCGGTCAAGTTCATCAAGTTCAGCACCTGATCGAGTCGACGAGGCGCGTTCCGCCGCGCCGCGCTCGCTTGCGGGGATTTCCCCCGCGCGCTCGCTAGCCGGCGGAACGCACATCGCCAAAGGACAACCCTCTTCAAGGAATCGACACCATGTACGTCAACGAACTGCAAAGCAACATTCAGCAGCGCCTGGGCCTCACGCCCACCGCGCTGGGCGCCACCGGCACCACCGCCGGCAAGATCATCGACCGCAAGGGCTACGGCGGCGTCGAGTTTCTCATCGGCATCGGCGCCGTCTCCACCACCGGCTCGGTGATCACCGTGCTGGTCAAGGAGGGCGACGTCACCGGCACGCTCACCAGCGTGGCCGATGCCGACCTCATCGGCACCGAGGCGCTGGCCGGCGTGGCCGCCGGCACGCCCAAGACCAGCGGCGTGAGCCAGCAGGTGGTCAAGCGCATCGGCTACAAGGGCACCAAGCGCTACGTGCAGGTGAGCCTGATCAACACCGGCACGACTTCGGCCGGCCTGTTTTGGGCCGACGCCATCCTGTTCAACCCGCAGGTGGCGCCGGTCACGAACCCCTGATCCCAAGCGATCCGCCGGGGCGCAACCGCACGCCCCGGCGCACACCACAAGACACAAACCACAGGAGGACGTGCATGCACGTCGCCATTCTCGGCCTCGGCCCTTCGGTGCGCCAGTTCGTGGAGATCACCAAGCGCCTGGGCAGCCGCAAGAAGTTTTGCGACGAGGTGTGGTGCATCAACGCCATCGCCGACACCATCCGCTGCGACCGCGTGTTCCACATGGATGACGTGCGCGTGCAGCAGGTGCGCGCCGACGCCGCGCCCGAGAGCAACATCGCCGCCATGCTCGAGTGGCTCAAGGTGCACCCGGGCCCCGTGGTCACCAGCTGCGGCCACCCTGATTACCCCGGCCTGGTGGAGTTTCCGCTCGAGGCGGTGCTCAACGACGTGCCCACCGCCTACTTCAACTCCACGGCCGCGTATGCCGTGGCCTACGCCGTGCACCGCAAGGTGCGCAAGATCACCTGCTTCGGCATGGACTTCACCTACCCCGACGCGCACGACGCCGAAAAAGGCCGCGCCTGCGTGGAGTTCTGGCTCGGCATCGCCACCGCGCGCGGCATCGAGCTCTCGGTGCCCAAGACCACCACGTTGCTCGACGCCATGCACCCGCAGGCCGAGCGCTTCTACGGCTACGACTGCGTCGACCTGGGCATCACGCGCAACGAGGCCGGCCGCATCACGGTGGAATTCACCGAGCACGGCCGGCTGCCCACGGCGCAAGACATCGAAGCGCGCTACGACCACAACCGGCACCCCAACGCGCTGGTCGAGCAGGCCACAGAGGCCGGTCCTTTCTCCTCCTAGGGCACGCGAGAGCCCTATTCGCCCGCGGTGGCTTCGCAGCGCCGCGGGCTTTTTCATCTACGCCGCGGTGCCGCTCTGGCGCACGGCAATGAGCAAAACAACCCTCGGTTAGGTCGTCCTAAGGACGCGGGTGCAATCAGGAACTTGCCTCCACAGGCCAAGCATGTGCGCTCAACCGCTCGCACGCGGGTGCCGTTGGGGCGCACAAGGAACAACTCGTCATCCTTGATGGATTGTGTGCGTGTGCCGTTGCATGTGCCGCACGCAGGAACGATGTTGCCAGACGCGTCGTTCAGCGGGTTGTTGTCGAGGTGGTCTGCGATCAACGCGTCCGTCTTGTTGCCGGACGCGCCGATCTTCCATTGAACACGTCTGCCGCACCAGTGGCACGGATGGGGGCCCCATCCGATTCGATCAAACAGCACGGCGCGCGCCTCTGACACGAGGCCGGACGCACCGGCTAGCGGGTGTGTGTTGTCGCGACGAATACGGCGGTGGTTGACATCGCTTTTGCGCATGGCCGCGTAGCCGCATGTCTTGGAACAGAAGCGACCGATCTGGCTTGGCGGCTTTGAGTAGAGCTGGCCGCAGTGCGCGCATGTGTTTTCCATGATTGCATTATAGCCAACTTGGAGAGTTAACGATGGCAAACATAGTTTTCAATATCGCCAAAGGCAAGGTCGGCGCGTACTACGACCGGGTCAAGGGCAACGATCCGGCCAACTCCGCGATCATCCTGGTGCCCATCGAGAGCTCGGGCCTGGAGTCCGACGCCACGCTGATCGACGCCGACACGCTCGCGGCGTTGATTGCCGGCGCCACCAACGAGCAGACGACGATGGGTCGCAAGACCCTCACCGACGCCGAGCTCGCGGCGATCCCTTCGCCCGACGACGCGAACGACCGCTACGACTACTCGCTGCCCACGGTCACCTGGTCGGCCGCCACCGGCAACGCCATCAGCAAGATCGCGGTGTGCTACGACCCCGACACCACCGCCGGCACCGACGCCAACATCATCCCGCTCACGATGTTCGACTTCGCGCAGACGCCCTCCGGTGCGGACATCCAGATGACCGGCGGCGTTTTCTTCCGCGCGGCGTAATCGACAAGGCCGGTTCCGCCCGGCCGCGCTCGCTTGCGGGGATCTCCCCCGCGCACTCGCTACTTTGACGAGGCCGGTTTCGCCCGGCCGCGCTCGCTTGCGGGGATCACCCCCGCGCGCTCGCTAACAGGGGAACACCAATGCCCGCCCAAGGCTTTCTCAACCGCTGGCTCGAGGTCCGCGAGTCGGGGCCCGCGCTGTCCAACAGCCTCACGCAGACCTCGCTGCTGCCCGCGTCTGGCAAGGCGTGCGCGTTCGGCATCGGCTACTTCGCTCCCGGCAAGGTCATCGAGTTCTGCTTCTCGGGCCGCATCAGCACGCTCGTCACCGCGCCGGGCACGCTGGCGCTCGCGCTGCGCCTGGGCACCACCGACATCCTCGCCTCCGGCTCGATGACGCTCAACGTCAACGCGCAGACCAACACCCACTGGACGCTGCGCGGCGAGCTGCTGTGCGTGGCCTCTGGCACCGGCACCAGCACCACGTTCATGCCCAAGGGCTGCCACTGGGAGAGCCACGCCGTCATCGGCTCGCCGGCGCCCACTGCCGGCGGCGCCGGCCGCCACCTGCTGCCCTACAACGCCGCGCCGGCGGTGGGCAGCGGCATCGACTTCACAGCCGACCAGAAGCTCGATTTCCTGGCTACGTGGTCGATCGCCAGCCTGAGCAACAGCATCCAGCTGCACGCGGGCCACGTCGGCACCTACGTCGGCGAGTAGCGCGATGCCGCTCGCCGGCTCGCTCGCCGCGGTTCGCGCCACCATCAGCCGCGATCCGCAGTGGGCCAGCAAGTTCGGGCTCACCGGGGCTGCCAGTGGCAGCACCGGGGTGGCGGTCACCTACACCGTCACGCCCAACGCGCTGCTGTTGGTGACCACGGTGGTCACCCCGGCGGCCAGCGCCGGCGGCGTTGTGTCGCCGGCCACGCTCACCTTTGCGGCGGGCAGCGCGGTCGCGCAGACCTTCACCGTCACGATGCCGAGCGACGGTACCAGCGTCGTGAGCATCAGCAACAACGGCGGCCTCGTCAACGGCGCGTCCATCAGCCTCACCACCTCCAGCTTGACCACCTGGTCGGCCACGGTGCCGACCATCGATTTCATCCAAGGCACGGCGTCCACGCATCCGCTGCTGCCCTACATGTCGGGGTTCGACAACGCGCTGCACGACCTGGAGCTCACGTCCGGCTCGCTGCCCGCCGGCGTGACGCTGAACCCCGACACGGGCTACGTGTACGACGGCGTCGGTGCACTGAGCAGCCAGTCGGGCCTGGTCGTCACGATCGCCGATGGCGCGGCCGCCGACTTTGCCGCGCGCGCGGGTGCGTCCGGCGTAAGGCATGCGCAGGACTTTTCGGCGTTCGCCGACGCGGCCGCCGTGTACAACTACTACCACGTCGGCCAGATGGCGGCCGGCGGCCACGGCCCCGCCAACAAGACGCCCGCGATGGGCGCCACGTTCACCAACGCGCTCGAGCTCGTCACCACCTCGGGCCACGCCGCATCGGGCAAGTCCTTGCGCCTGTGGCACGGCAAGAACAACTACGGCGCCCCCGGCAGCATCGACCAGCAGAATTTCTGCATCCCCATGAACGGCGCCGCGCACGCGAGCAGCATGGCGGGCTCGTTCATGACGCACGGCTTCTTCCAGGTGACCGTGTGGTCGGACGCCTTCCTCAACTACTACTGGCGCCTGGGCGGCGGGCAGGTGGGCACCGGCAAGTTTTTCATCATCGACCACTTCACCGGCACCGCCAACTTCGGCGAGATCGTTCTCCACAACTCCGAGAACCGCGGGTTCGTCACCGGCCAGGGCAACATCGGCGCCTATGGCTTCGAGGCCGCCAGGGCGACGCCTGACCACAGCGACAACATCGCGTGGCAGCCGGCCATCGACAACAACACCGCGCTCGATGGTACGGACGAGAGCTACTTCCGTCGTTACGGCCCATTCTGGAAGGGCATGCACGGCACGCTCAGCCAGGCATCCACGCTGAGCAGCCAGGGCGTGCCCAATGCCGACGCGGCGCTCGGCGGCGTCACGTACCAGCGCGGCGGGCTCACCACCATCGAGGTCGAGTTCGACCTGGCTGCGACGACGCTGCGCGTGTGGGCGGCGCACTACGGCAAT